TAGTGTGACGGGAAACGAGAATAGACAGAGACAGAGTGGACGGTGAATCACCGCAGAATGGACTACAGTGCAGTATAGAGTACACTGTAGCTCTGATTAACCACTAACTCTGATGGAGATTAAATACTATGTTAAACATTGGTGATAACATTGAAGCAGAGGTAAAGGGTGGCAAACTGGTTCTCTCAATCGACCTCTCACAGAGTGGTAAAGAGTCGGGTTCTGGCAAGATGCTTCTTGTTTGTAACTCCGGCGGGTGGCAGAAAGTTGTAGGTAAAGGTATACCGGACGGTTTCAAGTTCAACCTTACGGGCGGAGTGCCTAACGAGAAAACCCACACTCTGTAAGTCAACACTAACATGGGGAGAGGGTAACACCTCTCCCCACTATTCATGGAGGTAGTCATGGAGTGGATATACTTATCAGTCATGGGCAAATACACAGATAATAGGTCACTACTTCACAGGTGCGGATGTGGCACAGTTACAAGTGGTATCAGTTGCAGTCGGTGTGGGGGTTAATACCCCCACGCCCGATACTCTGACTATAAACAGCCTGTGTCTCAACACAGACACGTGTGGCTGATAAGAACGAGGTGTAAAGTATGTATATTATACACAGAGAAGGACTGTTTCCTGCATTATTAGAAGGTATAAGGAACACGAATCGTGAGCCTTATCACTTAGAACTAAGAGTAAGGGAAAAGTATGCAAGAGCAGTGTATGGTAATAGTGGTATGCCTGATGGTAATAATACACACGAGGTTGAGAGACAAGTTAACTCAGGTGATTGGGTGGTTGTGTCCAAGGACAAGCTGGATGAGTTATATAGAAAACACAAGAGGTGATTATGTATTGTAGTGAGGCAGGGTGTAGTAATGGTGACAAACCATTGAGTACTGTTTGTAGTGAGAGGTCACCGAAGGGGTACTATTGTACCGAGGATGTGGGCCATGAGGGTAATCACATAGCTTGTGGTGCTGAACACAGAATGGAGGAGTGGGAGGTGAACAGTGGCTGATGATAGTTTTATCTGCGAGGAGTGCAAGGAGAAGTCACCTTATCTGTGGATAATGAAGGACAAGCGTGAACTGTGTGAGCACTGTGCTGGTGGTGAACCAGATGAGGGTGCAGATGCAGTTAGAGAACCCACTAAAAGAACTGTGGAGGCTTAACATGGAAAACGGTGTTTGTAAACAGGCTGTGATAGATACAAGGAGAGACAATCACGGTAAAATTATAAGCCAGAAGGTTGTGGGCTGGAAAGAGTACAAGAGGATGACTGTCACAGAATGGGGGGAGAGTGAGGCAGGTAAAGCCAAGCTCAAAGAACAGGTAGGCAATCTACCCAAGACTGTTGTTATGTACTCTGCTAAGCCTGAACAAGTTGGTGGGGTGTATAGGTGGAAGATAAGGATAGTATAAACTCTAACAGGGAGGAGAGTGTAATGAGTAAGAAGTTTACAGTAAATATGGTTGAGAGGATTGAGGGTTCTGTTGAGGTATCTGCGGATAGTCGTGAAGATGCAAGACAGAAGGTACTCAATCTACTCATCCCTGGCGGAGTGGAGAGAGTAAAGAACTCTGTTGAGTTCAACATGAGAGACCTCAAGCGGAGGGTAACAAGAGTAGTGAGAGAGGATGCCTCTGCATAACCCATAATCACCGCAGTCTACGCCTAGACATTGGAGAGGGGGTGATATCAATGTTTTAGAGTAAAGGGACGCCCTAACAAATTATAATTAGGAGAAGAAAGAATTAGAGGTATACTGTAAGGAGTAGGTGACAAGTGGTGGGGTACAAGCGATGATGCCTCTGTACCCCACCCACCTACAGAAAGGAGAAGTAGTGGATAGAAGCGAACACAGAAGAAAGTTTGGCAAAGAATACCCCGTCACATATGATATATGCAAAGAATGTGGAGGGGACTGGTTTAACCACTATGATGCAGATTGCACTGATGAAAGTAGAGAGAGTGGAGGGAAGATAAGAAAGGGGTACCAATCAGCAGAGGGTATACCTATTCGTATAGGAGACGAAGTGAAATTAGTCTCCGCCATTGAAGGTGAGAGATATATACTGGAACGTAGAAAGGGGGAAATATACGAAGTAGTAACGTATAAGGGTAGGGGTAGACTGTATATCAGAAGCATATCTGGGTCTAATTTATACTGGAACTCCAGTATGGTAACCGTATTATCAACCGTAAAAGGGGGAAATAGCACTATGAGTGACAACATCAACAACACAATCGCAAAGGTGTACGAGCAGACTCGTAATGCACGGGTAGTGAACAAGTACTTCAGCAAGACGATACCGGACAGCCTGTTCGGGGAGTGTGTACTCTCAACCAAAGAGAACAAGAAGAAATTCTTGGACGAAGCCAGAAGGCTTGAGGCAAAAGCCAAAGCAAAGAAGTAGTCAATCAAGTATACGTGGGAAGGAGTTAGTATGGAATACTGGGTAGAAGAGGAGAGTGGGTTGTATTACATCTGCGGTAGTGGGGGTTTACGCAATCCACTCCCCTTCTACTCCAGACATGAAGCAGAGATAGTGTTGGAAGAGTCAAGAGTAATATCTATATTTATTGCGGAGAGAAGGAGAGAGGGGTTACAATGAGGTGCCAGTGGTGTGGAACTATTCTAATCTTTGGTTGTTGTCCAGCCTGTGCAGGGTATGATGATGCTCGGAAAGAGAAGATAGAAACAGCTATAACAAAGTACAAGCCGAAGTTGGTTAAAGATGTTGAGAGATTGAAGAGAAAGGATTGATATGTTAGTGTCAATTGTTGATATAAGTATTATTGCAGTGTTTATATTATTAACTTTGTATTGTGTAAATAGGAAATAGAATATGATGGTGAGTTTTTATACACACTGGCAAGAGTACCCTAGATTTCAGTTATATTGGAGATGGAAAGAGTACAGACAAGATTTAGACTTAGCAGTAATCGTGTGGGGTAGGTGGTTTGGGGTATTGATAGATTACAGTTAATTAAGGAGAAAAAGTGTGAGAGTATTTTACTGTAATATATGTTGTAATTGGATACAATCACCATTCTTTATTACTCATGCACGTAACTGTATAAGGAGGATATTAGTATGAATACCGAAGTAATGGATAGGGTTGAGGGTATTCTGCGAGAATTAGCAACACAGCTTGGCACTACTGTTGAACACGTTTATGGAGTACTGATAGACCAAGTCTACGTAGAAGCATTACAATCTGGGTTTTATTAATTGTTCTTCTTAGCAGGTATAATAGTATCTGTCTACTTGCTGAGGACATATACAAAAGATATTTAAAGTAATAGGAGGTAACTAGTGGAAGTACACATGATTGACGGAGCTAAGACAGGATTCTATCACTACGATTTAAAGTGTTTCTGCAAGAAGTGTGAGAAGGAGATGGTAGAGGGTAGGGGTAAGGAATTGAAGGAGAAGGCGAGACACAACGTACACAATTTAAACTTCATGTTTAAGTGTGGGCATGGTGAGAACGTGTTTATTAATAGATTAAGGAGGAAGTAGTATGGCATGGTATATTTATCGTCATGGAGATTTTGACTTTACGGAATGCAAGGATAAGCAGGAAGTTCTTAAAATACTATCGGAAGTTCAAGAGGAAGAGAATGATACCGAGGAGGAGATGAACAGCTTAATAACTGTAATAAAAGGGGAGGAGATTAGGATTACTACCAATACAAAAACAGAGGTAGGGTTAGTAGAACCTAAATGTAGTTGTAAAGGAGGTAGGTGATGGAGCGTGTACAGAATACTGAGAAGTTACCCGTAAAACTGTGGTTAGAGGACATAGAAGATGGTGCTATGAAACAAGCTATTAACTTAGCGTACCACCCCTCTGCATTTCACCACATAGTAATAATGCCTGACTCACATCGAGGCTATGGTATGCCTATAGGTGGTGTATTAGCCACAAGAGATACTGTTATACCTGAAGCAGTGGGTGTGGATATAGGTTGTGGTATGTGTGCTATTCCAACAAGTATTATGACTCCTGATAAGGCCAAGCTACGCAGAGTAATGGAACTTGTTAGAGAGCGTGTGCCAGTGGGATTCTCACACCATGTAGAGAGACAGTCTGGTATGCCAAGCATAGTTGGTATTGGTGGAGATATAGTAGACCGAGAATATGAGTCTGCTACAAAACAGATAGGTACGTTGGGTGGTGGCAACCACTTCATAGAACTACAGATGGATGAGGAAGGTAGGATGTGGGTTATGATACACTCTGGCTCACGTAATATAGGCTATCAAGTAGCAAAGCATTATAAGGAAGTAGCTGATACCTTATGTAAGAAATGGTATCATAATGAACTTGTCAAGCAGAGGTTGTCGTTTCTGCCTATAGACTCAGATGAAGGACGCAGTTACTTGGCAGAGATGAAGTATTGTCTTGAATTCGCTAAGGCCAATAGAGCATTGATGTTATCCAGAGTGCTTGAGTCTATCGGTGAGGTATTTAGTAACGCAGAAGTAATAACTCCTGCTATCAATAAGTGTCATAACTTCGTAGAACTGGAAAATCACTTTGGTAAGAACGTATGGGTACATAGAAAGGGGGCTACCAGAGCAAGAGAAGGAGAGATGGGTATTATACCTGGAAGTCAAGGTACAGCATCATATATCGTGAGCGGTAGGGGAGAAAGGGAGTCATTCACATCATGCTCTCATGGTGCTGGTAGAGTTATGAGTAGGAAACAAGCACAGAGAGAGCTATCAGTAGTGAGTGAAGTAGCTAAGTTGGATGCTATCGGTGTTATTCACTCCATAAGAGGGAAGAAGGACTTAGATGAAGCCCCGTCAGCCTATAAGAACATTGACGTAGTAATGGAGAATCAGAAGGATTTAGTGGAAATAGTCCGCAAACTAACACCCTTAGCAGTTATAAAGGGATAGGGAGTCGCTGATATATCAGTCTAACTCCTCTTTGATATGCTTATTAAGTACATTTAACACTTGTGGAGCGATTACAGTGTTACTGCCCTCTTTAAATATATTAGTTATAACAGTACTGGGCTGTGTTGAGGGTAGAAGTCCCAGTGCTTTCATTATATCTGTGCGTTGTTTGAAGGTTAAGTCCATGAACTTGTTAAGTATCTGTGCGTCTTGGAGTATCGGCGGTAATTTATCTTCCGGTAATTCTCCAGACACTACTTTAGCCACAAGGGTAGCAGTGCTAATATCCTGCTTAATTGTGTCTATAAGGTCAGGTAGACATTCAGTTAAGCGGAGTGCCTGTTCATGTATCTGGTCACGCTTAGCTTGTGACAGTCTCCACACTGATTTCTGTGAAGTACCTTCACCTTCTAGTTGGTCAGATACCTTCTTAGTAGACAGACCTGTAGCAAGTAGTTGTATAGCTTTATCTTCATTCTCTAGTTCCATACCAATATTATAGCACAATTCCGTGTAAATGTCAAGTAAAAAGTGGGGGTATCATGTGTAAATGTGCAAAATGTAGAGAAGGATTGACTAAAGATAGGCCAATAATAGAATTTGAATAGGGGGAGGGTATGAATAAAGCCAGAGTTATTATCACTGAGAAGTGTGATAAGAAGTGTAAGTATTGTTGTAATAAGCAGGAGAATATAAAGTCTGTAATGCAACCGATAAGCTATATTGAGGATGTGTTAAAGTTTCAGCCTAACTGTAAAGAGGTTATGATTACTGGTGGTGAGCCTATGCTACGTCCTCACCTTGTTAAACAGATAGTTTTTAGCATGAAGAAGTGGAATAGTAGGTGGCGGAAGGATATAAAAGTCTATTTATACTCCGCTATGTATACCCATCATCTGGGAGAAGTAATGCCATTTATAGACGGTTTGCAGTATACTCTACACACAAGTACAGATATGGATATGTACCGCTTTTATGAACTACAGAGAGAACTGAGTAGGTATAAGTACAGTGTCAGGTCATTTAGGTTATATATTAGACAAAACATAACGGATATGATTAATATAAGACCGAGTTTATGGAATCGTGTAGAAGTGAAACCGTGGATAGTAGATTGCCCCCTACCTTCAGACGAGGAATTATTTGTGTTGCGTTAAGTTGTTTAATCCTGACTGCGGAATTTGACAAGTGTGGCGATTCGTGTTAGAATTTTAGAAATGGTCGGCTCGCCCTACAGATGAGTACGACTCAACAAGGAGGTTGATATGAGTAAAATACTGGTTGGAAAGATTATTAAAGAGATTAGGGTTGCAGAGGACAGAGGAGCAATATGTTTTGTAACAGACGATGGTGAGATTATAGCAAAGGCATATGGTGACTGTTGTTCTCACACATGGATTGAGCATATAGAGTTACCTGCTATGGGATTGCCAGCAGTAGTATCTTCTGTAGAGGATATTGATATGCCAGATTTAGGCTCCCCAGACGACTTCGATGTTATTGTTTATTATGGGTGTAAGATTATAACAGATAAGGGTGAGGTTGTTATTGATTATCGTAACTCATCAAACGGTTATTATGGTGGTAGTTTATCTTGGCCTGATGATTCCTTCTACGGAGGAGTATACGTGCAGAATAAATCTACAGAAAAGTGGGATGTAGTAAAAGAGGAGTAGAAAGGAGGTAAATATGCCAAGAGGAGATTCAATGTGGGTTAACGACAGTGTAACTGTTACCCTGCCTGACCCCACACCGACTACAACAAGTTACAGATATATTAGTTCTGTGCTTGGTGGGTCACAACCAGAACAACCAACAGACCCAACAACAGAAGGAAGGAGGAAGAGGATGAAGGTATTTAAACGTGGTATTAATGTAAGAGTTACTAAAGGAGGTGTAAATGAAGAGAGTTCTGGGAGGGGTAATAGACACAATTACACGAATGGTGAGATTTATACCATCTTTAAGATTGAAAGGGGTGACCCTAGTATAACAAGCTACAGGTTGCGTTCTCTGGATGGTCAGTGGGAAGGCAACTGGATTAGCCAAGAAGATTTGGTTATCGCCAATAGGAAGGAGTTGAAGAAGATTTACTCTGAAATGCTTGCTTTCTCTACTAAAGAGGTTGAGAGGTTGGCGAAGAAGGTGGCGGTGATAGAAAAGTATGATAGTATCGAGGAGGAGGTGGCACATGAAATAGTCGCACTTGGTGGGGATGTTGATAAGGTCATTTCTTACCTTAAAGGCAATCCTGATATTGAGATAGTTGAACTCGACAGATAAGGAGGATTCAGATGGGAGTTAAGAATTACGGGCATAAGCCCCAGCCTAAGTTCGACAAGGATTACAAGGAGAATGAGTTATTTCTCGGTATAGAATTGGAGTTAGAGTGCAAAGAGGAGAGAAGCACTGACTCTCTTGCTGATGTTGCTGAGAGAATGATGAACAAGGAAGTGTACTGCAAGAGTGATAGCTCAATAGACTACGGATTTGAGATGGTGTCTCATCCCAAAACTATTGCCTATCATAGAAATGGTATGAAATGGTCAGAGACTCTGGAGTTTCTCAGGAAAGAAGGGTGTACCAGCCACAATACAAGTACTTGTGGTATCCATGTACACTTCAATAATGAGTTTCTGTCTCCTTCCAAGCGTATCGCACTTGGGGTATTCTTCGCTAGGTATGGCAAGAATATAGTGAGAATAGCTCGTAGGTACAGTGGTTTCGGTAAGATAGTGAAGATTGACAAGAAGAATCTGAAGAAGCCCATGCAGCATGGTAGACAGGCTATCAACTTCGGTGGTAGGACTATTGAGATAAGAATCTTTAGGGGGTCTTTGGTGCGAGCTACCGTACTGGCAACCCTTGAGTTCGTTGACTCTATCGCAAGGTTTGTCAAAGTAACTCCTGTGAAGACTCTTGTCAGAGGAGATGCGTGGAATGAGTATATTAAGTACGTCACCGCTAACTCAACTACTGAGGAGAAGGAGGGTAAGAGCTACAAGTACCGTGACTTGCTCCCCTACCTCAATTTGGTAAAGGCAGTAAAACCTCTCAAGATAGAGGAAGATAAGATTTACTTTAACAGAGGTAAGAGCGATACGATAAGTCTCAGGCATACTCATAAGAGAGACGACAGGGAAGTGTATAAACCCAAAACTTCAAGAAGATAAGGAGGAACTATGTGTGTTATTGTTAGTAAGGGGGCTGGAATTGAACTGCCTGAGAAAGATGTATTACAACAGTGCTTTAATCACAACGATGATGGTGCTGGATTGATGACTCTGAAGGATGATAAGGTTCTTATCAAGAAGGGGTTTATGACGTGGGATGCCTTTGAAGAGGAGCATGAAAGGTTGGTTACTGATAGGATTATTACTGCGGATTTACCTGTAGTCTATCACTTCAGGATTGCCACCAATGGTAAGACTATGGGGGGAAACTGCCACCCTTTCCCTGTTTCTAAGAGTCTTAGGGCTTTGAGAGAAACGGATATGCTTACCGAAGCAGGTATCGCACACAATGGAATACTATCTACCTATGGTGAGGGTAGGACTGGGGAGTGGAGTGACACTATGGACTTCATAAGGAAAGAGATTGCAACACGTCCCAGTATTAAACAAATAGTACTGTCTGGTTTTGAGAATGACGACGACCTAGATGTACTTGATGACAAACTAGGTTACGGCAACAAGATGGCGATACTTACCCCTGACTCTCTTGTGCGGTTTGGTGCCTCCAGTTGGAAGGAGGATAAAGGTATCCATTTCTCCAACCTGAACCATAAGAGGAGTAAGAGGGCTGGTTGTGGTACTGCAAGTGTCAACTATAGTGGGTATACCAAAGGAACCTATGTACTTACTAGAGAGGAGAAGGTTAAAGAACATTTCCGTGAATTCCTTGATTCCTTTTGGACTGAGTACACCAACTCTAAGGGGCTTTGTGACTTCGACAAGGCATTCGCAAAGGCATGGGGAGAGTTCATTAGTAAGGCAGATACCGATACCTTCTTTGAACTCTATGATGTGTTAAGGTCTTACAGATATGGAGAGTACCTATCATGACTAAAAATAACGGGATATCTGTGTGTGATTATTGCGGTGTTTACCAGTACACTTACTTTATGAACTTCGGCAACCATACCGCTAGGTGTTGTTTTAGATGTAAGTGTATTCATGAGACTTATAATCATGAAGAGAGGAGGTGTAAATTGTGTCCAAAGGATGTAGTAAGACATATTCCAGAAGTAGGAGATTTGGTTGTTAGCAGAGTTACTAACACTCCCTACCTTTGTCACTCAGTAGATGAAGAGTGGATTCACTTGTATGATGTGAAGAAGCTGGGAAAGAAGGTGAAGGTTAAAATAGGTATCAACTTGCCTACAAACTTACGTCTTATCGCAAGGAATGTAATAACCAAAGGAAAGGAGCAGATAAAGAAGTGGGCTGGCTATGAGGGTAGGGCAGTGGAAAGTATGGATGGTGTGACATACTTCCACCCGATAAAGATTGAACAGGTAAGTAAGAAGAAGTTTAATATGGTGCTTAACCGAATATCTGGAAGGGTAGAAAGGTATAGCAATATAAAGCTGAAAAAGGTTAGGCGAATCCTTCGCCAGTGGGATAGTTTAGGGATGCGAGTGTGTGAACTTGATTCTCTAAATTGGAGGTGAATATATGAGCAGTGAGTATGGCACTGTCGGAAGTAGTGGGCTAAAGTTTGATATTATTAATATAGACTACCGTAAGAATGAGCTAACTCTTAAGCCTATAACTATAAACCTAAAGCATCCTGCAAAGAGCGAGGTTAACTATGGTAAAAGATTAAGGGTTCGTATCTCTGAGAACTATGTATTTGACTTCCAAACTAGAGGACTGTTAGACCCAGTGGAAGGTTGTGACTGTAGTAATTGTAGTGCAGTTAGGTCGGGGGAAGCAGAAAGCAATGCAAAGTACATACTCTGGCTACCTACCTCTGGTTCTGGATACGGTGACGAATATTCATTTATAGTGCCTTTTACTATATTGGATGATTTTAGGGAAGCGGTATATTATGTGAATAAGAAGTATGGGTACAAAAAGGTTGATTGTGGTTGTCGTTCTGCTGTGCTGTGCAAGATGCATAGTAATAGAGAGAGTATAACTTTTAGAGGTGGAGATGCAAAAATGGCAAGGATGTAAAGAGTGTACGTTGTTGGGGTCTGAGTATGTTCCACCCACACTACTACAAGATAGTGACCTACTAATAATAGGACAGAATCCTGGGGAGATGGAGGTGGAAGCTGGGTATCCTTTCTGTAGTAAAGGTAAATGTGGAAGGGAACTTAGAAATAAGCTGAGAGGTGTTAAGTTCAAATACAGTATATGTAATGCGGTTGGGTGTTATACTGAGAGTAATAGAATACCCTCATCTAAAGAGATTGCTAATTGTCTGTTTAAGGTGGCGGAAGCTATAAACTATACCAACCCCAAACTTATACTTGTGCTTGGCAAACCAGCACTTAAATCAGTTACTGGTTTAACTACAGCTATTACTAAGTTGAATGGGCATATCCTTGATGACTATAAAATACCAGTAGCTGTGTCTGTTCATCCTAGTTATGGTGTAAGAGGTAACACTAAGGTTTGGGAACAAGGGATACTTCCTGCTCTAAGGTATTTTGATAAAGAGAGGCCAGTGGAGTATGAGGAGACTACAGAGCTACCTGTTATGAAGGAGGCTGGCTTTGATATAGAAACCTCCTCTCTCAAACCAATAGAGAAGGGTAGACTAAAGTGTTTCAGTGTATCAGATGGTAAAGTAACTAAATTTGTGGAGGTGGAAAATGCCGTTAGGGAGAGTGTGGCCAAGACCAATAGTAGCGAGAAGAGGGAGGAGGATTGAACCTCCTTTCAAAGTAGGGGATAGAGTAAGATACTTTAATAGAAAAGCTAGGTATTTAGGTAAACCTGCTAGGATAATTAACATAACGCAATATCCTTGGGCTACTAATGTAACACTTAGATATGAGGGTAGTGGAATGTGCTCATACTACCACACAACAAAATACTTAGTTAAGTTGAAGAAGAAGATTGAGAGAATCACCTGTTGTAAGGGAGCTGTGTCTTGCTCCAAGCATAGGAGCGTAACATTTAGAATCTGACTGAGAGAATGAAAGATTTTGCTTGACAAACGAGTTCAAATATGGTATAATAGGTTTTGCTAGGCGGGTAGGATTGCTCCCCTGCAATAGGAGGATATATGGTTAGAGTTGGAGATATAGTAAGAGTAAAGGAGAATGTGGATGAAGTGCCTATCTCTCTTACACACCGTGAATTTATAGGTATGAGAGGTAAGGTACTTAAAGTATATGGTACTGGTGCTTTTAAGATGCTAGACATTTACTTCGAGGACTTAGCAGACTATGATGATGGTCATGAGCTGGATGGTTCTTATGGATTTAGGTATGGTGGGTGGACGCTTCCCAGTACAGAAGTTAAATTAGCTAGGACTAGTCACAGCTACTGCACTTCTTGTAAAGGAGCTGTAGCTTGTACTGACCACAGGAGTATGGAGTATAGGGGGTGATATGTTTAAAGTTGGTGATAACATTATAATGAGGAAGAATAGAGGCAGTGTTGTGTTCCCAGATGGTAGTGAAGCGATAGTTATACGCTCAAAGTACAAAAAAGATGGAGAAACTGTTATAGATATAAAGTTTACTGAGGGCAATGGAGCTGTACACAAGGGAGAGCGTGTATGGGGGATTGGGGTACATAGATTTGAGAGATGTCAGCCTTGTAAATGTAGGGGGGCAGTTTCTTGTAAGAGACACCGAGTAGTAGAGTTCAGGAGGTAGTATGATTGAAGTCGGAGATATAATTGTAGCTATAAATTGTAATAAGGATATTCTTGGCTCGTGGTGCAAGGTAACTAAGATAGTAAAGAAACAAAAGTTTGGAGCATCTACTGCTGAGGCGGAGTACTTCGGAGATTGGACTACTCCAGTTGGGAATCATCTTGTTGGTTGTCTTGAGGAGAGTAAAGTTAGGTTAGTCGAGACTATACCTTGTGATTGTTACGGTGCAGTCTGCTGTAGATTACATAAAGATATCGAATTTAGGGCTTGACATCTGTCGGCAAATGTGCTATAATGTTTTAGGAGGTCGGGAAAGTGCCAAAATTTAAGGTTGGTGATTTGGTCAGGCTTAGAGAAGATGTAATTTTCCACCATAAATGCAGGGAAGGTAAGATAATAAGGATATATGAAAAAACTGGTACTGACTTCTGTGTTATGTTTGAAGGGTGGAGAGACGGGCATGATGGGTCTTTAGCTGGAGATGTGAACTGGCAGTATAAAGACTCAAGAAACTGCCGTTGGTTTACTGCACGCTCACTAATACTAATTACTATAGAATCTTGCATCGGATGTTATGGTGCTGTGTCCTGTAAAAATCACAGGGAAATAGAATTTAGGGTTTAACAACAATACTTAGGGGGTTGGGAATGGCGGCTACAATTAGAGTTGGTGACTTAGTATCTTATGTAGCAACAGTAGGAAGCAACCGCTATGCTGTCATACGTGGTAGGAATAAAGATAGTATGCCAGAGTATAGGCACGAACCAGAGTGTGACAGACACCAGTACTGGGGTGCCTGGGCTAGTTCTGCTAAAGAAGCACTTAAAGAGTACAAAAATAGCAAGGCGCAGGTAGGATGGATGCCTAATCATAAACTCACTGTTATAAGAAATGTAAGGGTGTACAATACTAGGTGTGGCTGTTACGGTGCGGTGTCGTGCAAACAACATAGAGATATAGAATTCAGAGGGGGTGGTGATGTACATATTTGGTAGAGTTCAGCCTACTACTAGGGCTATTGCAGAGGCTATTCCTTGTTTAAGAGGACGGAGACTAACCAGAATACGTAGGAGAAGGTTGGTAGTTAATTGGGGTCAGTTCCGAGATTTTAGTGACTGTTCCCGTGTGCTTAATGAGAATGCTGGGAGGAATAAGTACACAGAGCTTAGCTTGTTACATAGGGCTGGAGTACCAGTACCTAGATTTGGTAGAGATATTCCAGACTATGAGTATCTTGGTAGGCGGAATTCTCATACCAGAGGTAGAGACATTGAGCTTAACGGAGATGGAGACTTCTTCACCGAGCTTATATATAAGAAAGGAGAGTATAGAGTACACGTATTGGGAGATGACGCACCAGTAATAACCAAGAAGAAGAAGATGAGGGAGGATGCAGACTCTCTGGTGTGGAGTCATGGGAATGGATGGAAACAGATTAGGTATAGAGAAGGAGGTAGGTATTATGCGAAGTTACAGGAGGTAGGACACGATGCAGTTAAGGCGTTGGACTATGATTTTGGGGCTGTTGATATTGTCATTGATAGGGATACTGAAAGGGCTATAGTTCTTGAGGTAAACTCTGCTCCTGGACTCATAGAAGATAGGGTGGATGAGTATGTCGAATACTTCAGAGGAGAGGAATGAAGATAGGGGACAGAGTAAAATACTGGGGAGGTTGTAGTGAGTGGTATGGACAATCCTGTACTATAGTTAAAACTTCCATAATTAGTTCTTGCTTCGTCATTAAATTTGGAGATGGAGAGACTTGGACTTGTAACAAATCCTACTTAAGTGCGTTATACCAGAATATAATAGATTGTGGTTGTAAAGGTGCTGTTGCTTGTCTACAACACAGAGACATGGAATACAGAGGAGGTTATGTATGAAGAAAGCGATTAGTGTTGGGTTCAGTTTTATGCCGGAACCCTACGAACCAATAAAGATTAATGTTTCTATTGAAAGGGAGGAGAATGAGGTAGATACTATAGCACTGGCAGGAGAAGTGAAGAAGGCACTTCAGGATGTATCTGAGGAGTTTGTAGCTTCTATTCAGAAACTAAAGAAGGAGATTATGGACGAACTCTCTGACGAGGAATAAGAAATGGAGGTGGGGCATCATGTATTTCGATGCGGGGATTGTAGTAAGTATACTATTGTTTGTTATAGGTCTATTCTGGATGCAAAGTAGACAAAGGAGGTAGATATGGTACTGCGTTGTAGTTGTAAACACGAGTATCAGGATAAGAAGTACGGCAAAGGTATGAGGTATCACAACGAAACGAGAAAGATACAACAGCCATACAGGTGCACTGTATGTGGAACCGGAAGGAGTAAGTAATGGGTAAGAGCGTTAAGTTAGGTAGGGGTTGGAAGGCTGCTGAGGGCAAGTCTTGGGTTGGTACTGTTAAACTTAGTAGGGCGGAGGTAATCTCTGCACTGGAGCAGACAGATGATAATGAGGATATTTCACTCATGATTTTCACCAACGACTTCAAGAAGAATGATAAGTCACCAGATTTCTACTTGAACTTCTCACCGAGAGACGAGAAGAAGTCAGTGTCGAAGCAGATTGTAGATAGCACTAACCGCAAGTCTATATTTTAAGGAGGATTAATGAAAATACGTGAGATAGCAACGATAGGTATATTCTTTGTGTTTGTTGTAGGTGCTGTGATTGGTGCGGTTACAGGTGATGAGTTCAATGTACCTGAGAGAGAGTATCAGGCGGTAACCTACGATGAAGAAGGTGTTAAGGTATTCCTAGACGGTATTGATTGTGAAAGAGTAGAGTAGTTGTCACCTGTGGTGGGGTGGCGTTGTAGCCTGACTATGAGAGGGATACGACCTACAAAGTCCGATAGCCCTTACGTCGCAGTACAAACTGCCTCCACCACACCCCCAACAAGGAGATAGTATGTCTATTAAAGTTAAGTGTAATATATGTGATTTTACTGGGGAGTTGTGTAGTGAGACTACTACCGAGATATTCTTTAGGCACTGCCCCTGTTGTGGGGAGAAAGGATTGTTACCAGTATGAATTATAGGTGTTCTTATTGCGGAGAAGTCTACTGGGATGGCTTAGAATTAACTTTGCAAGTAAGTGAGATGGCAACACATTTACTTATTACCCACGAGGTAGAACCAGAAAGAATACTAGAAGCACTACTAGAAGCACTAGTAGATAGTGACCATATAGAAAGGGTATAATGCTTAATACAGATTTAGAGTTCAGTTTCTTACGCCTGTGCTTTGATAAGCCTAGTCTATGGGTATTGGAGTTTACTCCTACTGATAGACAGGTTGATTGGGTGCGGTTACAGGTGGAGAAGTATCGGCGGAAGTATAATAAGTACCCTGAGTTCAATGTATTCCTTGACTACTTAAGGGGCAGGTGCGAGTCACAGCAGTACGAGTTTGTTGTAGAGAAGTTGAACCATCCTCTTGAAGCAGAGTATGTAGAGGATAAAGTTATTAGATTCTTAGAGAGAACTAGGCTTGAGAAAGCTATGTTTGATGCAGAAGTACTGATAAGGGCAGGGAAGGTTGACGAAGCTAAACTGATACTACTTAAGGGGACGGAGTTAATTGCTCCAAAGTGTATAGATTATGATGAGTATGTTGAGGAAGAGGAGCTTATACATCGTATTCCTACTGGTCTTGGTACTATTGATGACACGCTAGAGGGGGGACTACCCAGACACAACTTAGCTCTATTGGTTGGGCCGAAAGCTAGTGGTAAGAGTCTCACTATGGTTAATCTTGGTGCGAATGCTAGGATGCTTGGCTACAATATCCTACACATATCCTTTGAAGATAGCATCAGACAGATAAGGAAGAGGTATAGTAAGAAGTTTGGCACCTATAAGGACGACTGGGGTAAGTTAATGATTAATGAGTTCCCATCCGGTGGTGCTACTGTAGCTGACTGTGAAGCATTGACTTCCTTGTATAGACCTGATGTAGTTATTGTGGATTACCTTAATGAGATGGGTAGTGGGAAGGATAGAGCTAACAGAAGTGAGGAGTTGGGAGATTCTGCTAGAGGATTGAGGGGTATGAGTACTAGGCACAACTGTACAGTTATTACCGCACAACAGGCTGGCAGGAGTGCTAAGTTCTCAGAGGAGAATGTATCAGCAGAAGATGCGTTCTGGTCTTATGAGCCCTCACAGGTAGCAGATGTAGTAATTACTCTTAACCAGACTAGAGACGAGAAGAGAGATAATCACATTAGACTGGTGTTAGATAGGAATAGGAATGGAGAGGATGGATTAGAGTACAAGTATAATATAGATTATAGTATGATGCGGATGAAGGAGGTGGGGTTATGAAGGTAAGCGAACTAATAGATATACTGAAGGAGAGAGTATTTCACACTGGAGATGTGGATATAAGAGTAGAAATTCCATATAAGAATGGTAATGTTCTTGATATAGATATTGAAGATGTTATTAATCAGGAAGGATATTACCACACAATAACATTACTTGGAGATGGAGAGTGGAGATAAGGCAGAACTGCTGGATGTGTCCAGTTAAGGGGAGTACCCCAGATACTGGAGGACACCTATACATAAATACAGTTAAGAATGTATACCACTGTAAGCGGTGTGATGCTAGAGGTGTATGGGAGCCAGGTGCGTTCCCTGTTGAACAGTGGGTTAGGACAAAGACTGATTATAGTTTTGTTGATTTGTACAGATGGGATAAGAAGACTCCTTACTTAAAAGGTAATACATACCATAATAAAGTAAAAGAGTATACCCTCGCTAGATTACCAGAAGAAATAGTATTAGAGAGAACTAAGTGGAGTCCACAAATAGTTAATAGAGTATTCTTCCCAGTGTATAGTGAAGGTAAGGTAGCTATGTGGCAAGGAAGGAGTATAGATGACAGTAAACCTAGATACTTATCTCACGGTAACGTATCACACTATCTTTACAACCTTGAGTATACTACTGATGACTGGTGTACTCTCTGTGAAGGGCCATTTGATGCACTTGCTAGTCCTAATGGTGTCGCTCTATTTGGGAAGAGCATTTCGGAAGTGCAGAGCATGATACTCACCTCCAAGTTCAAGACTATATACTGGGCATTGGATGGTGATACTAGTAAACAGAAACGGGTGGCTGAACAGAAGCATAATATCAAGCAGTTTGTAAAGGTTATTGATGTACCTATGGGTGTTGATGAAGACCCCTCCTCAATAGGAATGGAAGGAATGAAGGAGAAAATATGGCAACTCTCGCAACCGACATGACTCCTTATGAAGAGGAGATAGTAGAGAAGATACTACTAGAATTTGATAAGCACGAGTTGCGTACAGTAGAGATATGGACTGATATGGTGGTAGATGAGACTATGGTCACTGTCACCTATCAGCCAGGGGAAGGGATAGAGGTAAACCGCAGGAATTATATTTATAAAGAGGAGAAGTTATGTCCGATAGATTCATAAAGATACATGATAATATAGATAAGATACTTACTAGGTCTGGTGGACTTCCTCGTGGTCACTTGATTGAATTCTATGGGCCAGACGGGGAAGGCAAGTCCACCTTTGCATTACTGTGCATCGCTGCTGCACAAGCACAAGGTATTCAGTGTGGGTTGGTGGACGTGGAGGACTCCTTCGTACCAGAGTATGCAGAACACTACGGTGTATGCGTGGAGAAACTTGAACATTATATACCAGATAGTGGAGAGGAGGCATTGAACCGTGCTATTAAGATGTGTGAGGAAGGTTATGGGTTGGTGGTTATTGATAGTGTGGCAGGTCTTGTACCGGAGTCTTCAGTTGGGGAAGAGGTGGAAACTGGTGGACAATACGCCCCAATCGCTTCCCTTCTATCCAGAGCGTTACCTAAACTTAGGAGACAAGCACGGCTTGGGAACACCTGTGTTCTACTACTCAACCAAGTTAGAGCAAATATACAAAGGTTCGGAATGGGGCCAGCTACAACAAGTTCTAGTGGTTACGCCCTTAAGCACTTCACAAGTGCAAGATTTGAGATTAGGAAAATCAGTTGGATTAAACAGGGCACTGAAGTAATAGGTTATAATATAAAGATACGTGCACCTAAGAAGAATAGACTGGCAGTACCTAATAGAGATGGTACATTAGAGATAATATGTGATATGGATGCCCCTCCTTTGGAGGAGATTAATAAGCGTAAGCAAAAGAAGATAGAACCCATTACATTTAAGGAGGAGTGATGCGGTGTGTATGTGGGGTAACACTTAGAGACTATGAAGATGAGTACTGTGGTCAATGCCGCAGGTCTATAAGAACGACTCTAAAAGAGATACTGGAGGGGACTAATGGAGAGGACGAACGAAGAAGCCACACCACCTATATTAAAGGACAAGAGGAAGATGGGCAAGGCAGCGAAGAGGAAGGGAAGTAGGTATGAGCTTAAGGTCGCTAAGACGCTTACTAAACACACTAATTTTACATGGAGGCGGACTCCTTATAGCGGAGCTGGTCATATTGCTGGTGATGTGTTTGCTACTGACTTTGAATTTCCTTGGGTTGTAGAGCTGAAAGATAGGAAGGATACATCATTACTTAAAGTATTTAAGAATCCTGAGTGTATTGCTAAGTGGTTGGAGGATAAGACTATACTTGTCTTTAATGATGGAGGTACTGATGTGGTGGTGGCCCCGTGCGAATACCCAACTAATTGTAGACCTAACTTCGGAGCCTACTTAAAGAATAGTAAGGGCGAGTTTATTATGTTTACAATGAAGTTATTTTGTGATACAATAAATAGGGAGTATGGGGATGAACGGACAGAAGGTACGACATAGTATATTAGAAGCCGTATTCAATATAATAGTCGGTATGGGTATAAATATGATAGCACAGCTAATTATATTCCCAGCTTATGGTATACGTATAAGCTTAGAAACTAATGTGTATATTGTGTGTTGGTTTACTGCCGTATCTCTAGCAAGAAGCTTTGTATTGAGGAGAGCGTTTAACTGGTACACTGTAAGACAGGAGGAATGATGGGCGAGTTAGAACCATGTGAAAAATGTGGCGGGTATGGAGTAGTGGAAAAAACTACTCCACTAGTTACTTGTCAAAGTTGTAAGCGGACTTTTGATACCCCTCAAGGACTAGGCCAACACTTTCGTTATGGGTGTAAAGTAAGGAAAGCAAAGTGTTCGCACAACTGGAAGTATGAAAAGAAGGCTCAAAAATGTTTACACGAGACAAAGTTTGGTGCCCCTAGATATGAGATATGCACTAAATGCAAGGACAAGAGACTTGTGCCTTGCTAGCATCCAAAGGAGGAAGAAATGAGTGAAGAGAAGTGTGAAAGTTGTGGTCATGATATGAAGCATCATACTACAAGTGGGTGTATTGGTTCGTTCCCTAATGGCGTTAAAGGATACTCTGAGGATGAAGTATTCTACGGTGAATGTCATTGTTACATACATCTTGAAAGGCTAAGAAAGGAAGCTAGGAATGAAGTTTAAGACACCGTATCAGGAGTTTATCTATACTAGGACTTATAGTAGGTTTGACTGGGAGAAGGGTAGGCGTGAATACTTCCCCGAGTCTGTAGAGAGATATTTTAAGTTTATGATGGAGCGTGTACCTAAGAGTAGACATGACCTGTTCTTAGAGACTAAGGATGATATGCTAGGGTTGGAAGCTATGCCTAGTATGAGGGCACTATGGAGTGCTGGCCCTGCATTGGAGCGTGAGAATATAGCTGGCTATAACTGTGCTGCCACTGTAATAGATAATATAGAATCCTTCCATGAGATTATGTATATACTATTGTGTGGTGGTGGTGTCGGGTATAGTGTAGAGAGGAAGTTTGTTGAGCAGTTACCTAAAGTGCCAGAGGTAATAAAGAGAGAAGAGTTTGGTTTGATATTTGAAGATTCTAAAGAAGGTTGGGCAGGAGGGTTCAACACTTACTTGAAGAGTCTCTTTGTAGGAAGTGAGTTAATATATGACTTATCCAAGATACGACCTGAAGGAGCAGTACTGCGTACATTCGGTGGGCGTGCATCAGGACCAGAACCACTTAGGTTGTTACTTGAGTTTACTAAAGCTACTATCCTCAACGCAAGAGGAAGAAAGCTAACACCTATAGAATGCCATGATATCTGTTGTTACATAGGTAATGTGGTAGTATCTGGTGGGGTTAGAAGGAGTGCGTTGTTATCTCTGTCGAATCTAACAGACTTGCAAATGAGGAGGGCAAAGGAGGGTAATTTCTATGACACACATCCCTATAGAGCTATGGCTAATAATAGCGTGTGTTATACTAGACAACCAGACATGCGTACCTTCCTTGAGGAATGGTTGGAGCTTATGGCTTCTGGCTCTGGGGAGCGTGGTATCTTTAACCGTGAGGCTTGCAACAATCTCTTAGGTGATAGCAGGAGGACGCCTCACGAGGATTTTGTATGTAACCCGTGTAGTGAAATAATACTTAGACCCAAGCAGTTCTGTAACCTCTCTGAGGTGGTTGTAAGGAAAACTGATACCTTGAGTCGTATCTGTGATAAAGTACGCTCAGCGACGATTCTGGGGACAATACAGGGTACTCTCACAGACTTTGGTGTGATAGGGAGTGAGTGGAAAGCTAACTGTGATGAAGAGAGATTGCTTGGCGTGTCCCTGACTGGTATCTACGACCATCCTATTCTCTCTGGGAACAAAGGGTTCGACAGGCTGGAGGACTGGTTGAACACTATGAAGCTAGTAGCACAGAAGACTAATAAGAAGTGGGCCAAGTATCTAGGTGTACCTCAGTCCGCAGCTATTACATGTGTTAAGCCATCGGGCACTGTGTCTCAGCTTGTGAACTCAGCCTCGGGGATACATCCTAGATACTCCCGCTTCTATCTCAGACGTGTGGAAGTATCACCTACTGACCCTCTTGCTAAGATGATGATAGAGCAGGGAGTACCACACTTCTTTGATGGTGAGACTAAGGTTAAGTTTGAGTTCCCTACAAAAGGGCCAGCAGGTACTACAGAGAGACATGAGGTATCTGCACTAGACCAGTTGAACTTATGGAAGCAGTATCAATCTCACTGGTGTGAGCATAAACCTTCAATGACTGTGTATGTTAGAGATAATGAATGGTTGGAGACTGGTGCGTGGGTGTATAAGAACTGGAATAGTGTTAGCGGTATCTCGTTCTTGCCTTATGATGCTGGTGTGTATGTTAAACCTCCTTATGAGGAGATAGATGAGTCTACTTATAGAGCATTAAACAGCAAGTTCCCCAAGATAGACTTCACTATGTTACCAGAGTACGAGAGTGAGGACTATACTGAGGGAAGCAGAGAGATAGCATGTCAAGGAGGTGCTTGTGAAGTATGATTAAAGTAGAGTGTGATAATGGTGTAATATGTCTGATACCTGCGGATGTGTACTCTGAGTGGTGTCAGGCACAGAGGGTAAACGACGGAGGAACAATTAAAAGTAGATTGGAGGAGTTCTTCTATTATGAGAGGAAAGAAGGTAGGAGAAACAATGTGAATCCCAAAGTAGAAACAAACTACTCAATAAAAACAACTAGAAGAGGAGGATAACATGGCGGAAGATAAGACGACGGAAGAGACACAGGAAGAGGAACAGCATTTCACGCCGGAGCAGACTGAGATATTACTCGGCCACCTTAATGAACTATATGCTAGGACTGAGTTTCTAAAACAGCAGATAGAGGAACTACAGGGTGGCGGTACTGATAAGGAGGAATCAACTATAGTGGGGTGTTAAATGGGAATACTACAGCATAAGGAGTGGCTGGAAACTACTCCTCTAGTCGTACATAACGCTAAGTTTGAACACAGTTGGATGTTAAGTAGAGGTATCAATGCTAATATAGTTGATGATACCCAGTTAATGGCATACGTATACGACCAAAGACTACCCCTTAACCTAGAATCATTAGTACTAAAGTTTGGTATAGATAAACCTTTTAAGTTTGAACATGGGGATGCAGTAAAGGAGCTTGAAGGAGATAGGTTAAGGGAGAGGAATGCAGCAGATGCTCGTAATACAATAGAGCTGCGAGATGCTATTGTGTCTAGGCTTACTGAGGAGGAGGAGAAAGTATATAGAGGTGTCCTCCTGCCAGCCTCCAAGAGCATTGCTCGTATAGAACTAGAAGGGATAGGATGTGATGAAGAAGAAGTCAGGAACGTGGTCAAAGAACTCGAAGAGAAGCTGGTTGAAATACAAATCGGGCAGGATGAAGAAGTTAAAATCTTATCTGAAGCCTTGGGGAAGGACTTTAACCCTGACAGCAGCGTTCATTGTGGTATGCTTGTCTATGATATACTTGGGTACGAAGCTATCGACTACCCACAAGCTCTCACTGCCAGTGGGAACCCAAGTAGTGGAAGAAAAGTGCTCGACAAACTCTTACTCAAGAAAGATAGTGCTACTCTACGAAAACTAATAGAATACAAAGTACTGAAAGGAGCTAGAGATTATTATAATGCGTTACTTGGCTATTGTGACGATTGTGGTAGGCATCATATTCTTGACAATGTTATCTATCCTAATCTCCTAGTAGGAGTAGCAGCTACAGGTAGGATAAGTTCTAGCCACCCCAACTGTCAGAATAATCCTAAAGGGTGGACAAGGAGATGTTACATCTCTAAGTATGGTGGTACTCTACTGGAGATGGACTATGACCAGATAGAACTACGTATCCTTGCTGGTATTAGTGGTGATGAGAAACTGTTGGATGACTTTGCTACTGGTAAGGACCCTCACTATGAGATGTACAAGGAAGCCTTTGGTACTGATACAGTGCCTGAAGGAGGTCGTGCGGTAGGTAAGATGTTGAACTTCGCTATACCCTTTGGTAGGGGTGCCGGCGGTATTGCATTTGAGACAGGTGCTGAGTTTAACGAAGCTAAAGCATGGAGGAATAGGTACTGGAAACAGCACAAGAAACTTAAAGACTACCTATATAATCTACCCAAGGAAGGATGGGTACACTCCCCAACAGGGATGAAGAGGTATGTCACTAAGTGGACACAGGCTAGGAATCATCCTATTCAGAACAGTGCACTGGTAGCAATACTTATGGCTATTAACAACGTAATAGACCTAGCAGAGGAACAGGGCACTCCTATAGACCTGACTGTACATGACAGTATAAGGTTTGATTGTAAACCAGAGAAGAAGAAAGGGTACAGAGAAGCTATTAAAGAGATGATGGAGTTTAAAGCTGGGGAGGCGTTTAGTTGGCTCCCCATACCTTTGACAGTGTCTGGAGAGGAGGGAATAAATTGGGCAGAGATGAAGGACATTTAAAATGTGAGAGTATGTGTAGTATGTTCAACGCTTGTAAAGGTAAAATAGTAAAGGTGTATACTATAGACACGAAAGGAGAGAGAAGTGGTCCTTGGAAATACTGTGAGGAAGCTGTTAAATCAGATGAGTATAATGGAATCCAAGTAGTGGAGGTGATAGATGGAGGTGAATAGTACTAAGCTAGGAAGGGAATATGTAATCGATGGGAAGATATACTACTCAGTAACTACCCCGTTGAAAGTAATATCCTTCCCGCACCTAGAGGTATGGAGAGCTAGAGTAGGGAAAGGAGCAGCGAATAAGATAGCTAAGAAGGCTAGTAACTATGGCACTAAGATACACGGTTACTGCGAGGACATCCTTAATGGCAATGAGCCAAACTATAGTAGCATACCTAGGAAGTATCACCCTGATGTTATAGCTTTTAAGGAGTGGGCTGATGAGAATGTGACTAAGATAGAGGCTATAGAGGAAGTAGTAATCAATAAGGAAATACCTGTTGCTGGTAGGGTAGACTTTATTGGTACTATTAAAGGTTATCGTGGTACGTCTGTGTGTGATATAAAGACAGGCAGAACCCGTGCAGAGCACTGGTTGCAGTTAGCCGCTTACCGTGAGAGCTATGGTAAAGGAAGCCGGAGACTAATCATCTCCATTAAGAATGGCAAGGTTAGGGTGATACCCTACAAACGTGGAGCTACAGACGACAAGAACATGAAACGTGACTGGGAGATTTATAAGCACGTGTTCAAGTTGTTCTTGTGGATTAATAAACTATTGAAGGAGGGGTAATGGATACACCTATTAAGGAACTGGTTAATGTTGTGTGTGAGAAGGAGATGGTTGCTACTCAGCAGAAGAAGAATGCGAGATGGAATAGGTTGATAGATGAAGCGTTGAATGGTAGTTATCCTGCCAGAGAAGAGTTAGCTAAAGCTGGCTTTACATTCTTACTGAGAGATGGGAAGGAATTATATATATGAAGATAAGTGATATGACTAAGAAGGAGATTGTTAAACGGTCTCTGTGGAAGTGTAAACACAAGCACACTGGGCTAGTACACCCTAAGTGCTACGAGAGACAAGATGGGTTTAGTGAGCGTGTGGGCTTCCTAGACATAGAAGCCACTAACCTCAATGCTAACTTTGGTATGACACTGTGTTACTGTATTAAATCTCTTGATGGAGAGATTATATCCAACACAGTTACCCCTAAGGAAGTTAAGTCTCATAGTTTTGATAAGAGGCTTATGGGAGATTGTATTGAGGATATGAGAAGGTTTGATAGACTGGTTACATGGTATGGCTCTGGCTTTGATATGCCATTCCTACGTGCTAGGGCTATGTATCATGGGTTAGACTTCCCTGAGAGAGAAGAGGTAATACACAATGATGCTTACATGATGGGAAGAGGTAAGCTTAAGATTCACTCAAAGAGGTTACAGGTAGTAGCGGAATTCCTTGGCATAGAAGCTAAAGGGCATCCGCTAAACTACACTGTATGGATGGCAGCAATGACAGGGGATAAGAAAGCACTGGACTACATCCTTACTCATTGCAAAGAGGATGTTGTTACAACTGAGGAGGTGTGGAAACGACTGACACCTTACTTAAGAATAACTAGGACCTCTATCTAAAACTTGTGGGGTGTAAATCCCTGCCCCCACAATAGTTATCTAAGAGTGTAAGGGTTGTCCTCCCCACCTGTGTACTGTTCTCTCTTCAGTTTATTGAATTCTCTGATGAACTGGGGAGAGACCATGCCGGGGAGCCTTCTCATAATCTTGTCCAAGTTCTTCTGTTCCTCTTCGCTACCTTGTTCCCACCTAGCATAATACGCACGTGCCCTACCTTTAGGGGATTTAATACCTATAAGACCAGCCCAGTACCTCCGCTCAGGAAGACCCTGCATCTTACTATAGTTCCTGTATCTGGAGAATAGACGTTTACGTTCCTCCGGCGGAGCTTCCTGTATATACCTACGCACGTCAGCCATTGTAGCTTCACCGTCTTCCATCTGGTCAGTTACCTTATCCAATCCTTTATTAAGCACAGCTCTCTCAGTATTAGCTTCTATGTTAAACTCACCAAGAGACTCACCATACTTATACCAAGGGTCTGTATACCTAGCTATCCTTCTAACTGCTGGTATGTTTAGTGCGAATTGCTTACTGAATAATTCTCTATCCTTAGCTCCTTCAGGGAGTTCAGCACCTACTGCACTACCTATAAGGTTATACCCATGCCCAACAAATGAAGTATAAATATTGCCGGAAGTGAAGTACTGTCGTAAAGCGAATCTAGTTCTCTCTGGAGACACACCTGTAGCCTTACCTGCGTTGACAAATACAGGGTGTGTATACTTAGTGTACTCTAAGTAAGGGTCTGTCTCTGTCTTACCCTTCCATACCTTCTCTCCTTTCCACATATCATAGTTACCCATGACTCCAACAACAGCTTTAGCAGTTGGAGGGAAGAACTGAGAAGGAGTTATGTTAAACATATTGAGTGCAGCTTCTCTAATCCTCTCTGGCTTAACCTCGTCACCAGCAACTACAGCAGCCAGAGACTCAAACAGAGTAGCGAATACCTGTTGTCCTTGGTCCTTGGCTATCCTGAAGTACACATGTCTCTTAACCCCGTCTGCATCCTCAAAGCTGTAAGGAGTAGTCATAATCCAGTTAGCATTCCTATCATACTCTGATACCTGACTAAATGCTTCTGGGTTACGGTAGCGGTTGGCGAAGTATAAACCACCAGCCATAACACCTATCTGGGACATCTTCCACGCAAACAAAGCAGGGTCTTTAGCAAAAGCTCTACCTGAAGCTCTCATAGCTTGAATACTGGCGTTAAAGTAGGGGAGACCAGAGTCCATAGCCTTAGCCATCCTACCGCCCTGTGAGAAGTCGAGATAAGTACGAGCTATCATAGAGGAGTCAGCCGAATTAATACCATTCCTCATAGCCCTATTACGCAACGCAAGTCTAACCCACACCTCAGATGTCTCTCCAAGCCAACCAAACTTCTTCTGTAGATTGACCAGTGTCTTGTGTGCTTCAACATGAGTTTCTGGTATAAATCTACCTTGGTGGGTAAGGAACTCCATACCACCACCCTCTGCAATATACCTATTATAAGCACCCTTTCTACTCACAGCATCTTTGAATGTAGCTTTAAGGTCTGAGCCTAGTTCAAGCATAGCCTTTGGTGCTAGTGAAGAGTATAGTTTACGGTAGTCTGAAGCCCATACCAGTGCTATATCCCTGAAGAAGTTAGTGAAAGCAAACTCTGGGTTAAGTCCTGTAGCTAGTGGTTTAAGTATGAAGCTACCAGAGACAATACGGAAGAACTTAGCTGTACCCTGCGTAAGCAAGGGGTCGCTCTTAACCCACTGGTCAGCTACCTCATCCCTTATAAGTAGTTCTCTTGTCTGTCCATCTGTCCTATAAGCTATCTTAGTCCAACCTTTAGGAGTATCCGCATACTGAGCTTTGTGGAACTTACCTTTATCATCCACTCTTGCAGGTTTAACTATAGTATTGTGCTTGAAGATACCATTGTCAGGTAAATCATCTGCGAGTTTAGCAGCAGTCTTGTTGGCTCTGTTCCTGAAGACAATGTTATTGTGTGAGATTACAGCCTGTTCAAGTAGACGAGAGGAGTTAGTATCGAACAACTCATCAGCACCTTCCTTAACAAACTCTAACCCCGAAGAACGCACAGATATACGTCTACCAGAAACACCATGAACACGAGTACTTACCTCTGGGTCAATGTGATTAAGGAATTTAAGTGGTGAATACATGTCGAATTTAGCTAGGTTATCGTAGTCCCCCTTGCTAATAAGACCCTCTTCCAATCTCTCATCAAGGATAGTCCTCATAGCAGCGAAGTATGTATTAGCCTTGTCCTCAAGTTTCCTACGCATAGAAGGAGGTATCTGTGCAATCATGGCGTTAAGCTCATCACCAGTCACTCCTTGTGGTGTCTTAAGCCCCTGTGCAGCGTACCTCTGGTAGAGTCTACGATTAGGGATATACATATCCAGCATAGACCTTTCCACCTCGTCAAGGTCACCGTATATCTTAGGCTTTAGTGTCTCCTCCAAGTCGTGCAGGGCTTTAGGGTGTGCCCCTGCGATAGCTTGGTGCCTGAAATTCACCTGTTCACCAAGACTACCAGCTTTACCTAGTCTTATCCTAAGAGGACCACTAGTGTCTACTACTTCCTTGTGCGCCTTCTCATATACTCTCTTCCACGTAGGTAGCAGTGAAGGCTCTAGTGCTTTAGTAGCATCCTGTGCATCCTTGAATAGTTTGAATGCCTTAGCCCCCTGTCCTGTAAACTGAGGTAACTTCCTAGTTGGCTTCTTGCGGAAAGGGTTGACAATCCAACCACCTTCGTTAGTAAGGAAGTTAGGTATAAGCTTTGGTCTTGAAGGTGCAAGATGCTTATTAGAGAAGTCTATAAGTTCCTTCATCTTATCTGGACGCAGCAGTCTCTCAAACCTTTCCTTCTGCATAGTATAAAGGAATCTAACCTTGGCTGCTAGCACTTCGTCCCTAGAGTAAGGGAAGTGTATAGGATACCTATCCATCCTCTCAGCTTTTCTAAGTACACTAACTGGGTCTAGTGGGCCATGCTTCTCAAACTGCCACACAAATTGACGATACACATCCTCTATCATGTTATCAGCAGTTACTGGAGGAGCCATTTTATCTCCAACACGAGCCCCTCTAATCTCATCTATCCCCATCTTAGTTTGTTCAATAAAGTATTTGGGATGACTCTTGATATTCTCCGGGTCCATCTTTAGGTAATAGTTACCTATGATATCATGTGCACTACCCTTAGCCACTTCTCTTGGTTTGCCTCTAAGTCTATCACCAATAAACCCACCTTCATTACCTATAACTCTACGTATACTGGCAATGATACCTTCACCCATATCTTCTGGGTTACCATTATCATAGTCATCAAAATCCGCCCTCCTAGCTTCAGGAGTTAGTATATCATCTACTGGAGTAGTTGTGCGTTTGAAGTCGAACCATTCAGGCAGCTTGCCTCTCATAGCTCCCACTAGAAGTTCCTTCTTACGCCCACCAGAGAGACCCTTAATAAAGTCTTCTAGTTCCTTGTCACCGTGAGTTACATTATTCCATATAGCTTTAACTTGTTCTGGGGTAGCGTCATCTATCTGTTTAGCGGTCTTAGCTCCTATTCCCCTTCTAAAGGTTTCCAGTGCATTCCTTAACCTATTAACACGTAGTTCTCCAGCAGCACCAGAGCCAAACTCTACTACTTTACCAGATACATCACCAAAGGTCTCTGCTGCTTCCTCAGCACCCCTAGTAGGTACAACAGGAGGTAAGGCAGAGACACCAGTAGTTCTCTCTATATTCTCTTGAACTGTCTTGGCTTTAGCTAGCTTATCTTCAAAGGTATCAGCAGCATCATGCAACTTACCAACCCTAGTCTCACCGGGCACAGTCCCTTCAAGAGTCTCAAATGCAGTAGTCTTAGCCCTCTGCTCAAATACCTCAGCAGACTGAGCAGCAGCCTTAGCTCTAGGTCTACCAACACCAGCGGCTTCCTCAAATGATTCTTTAAGAGTAAGTGAACGAGTCTGGAACTTCTTGCTCTGTACAATCTTCTCTATATTACGAATCATACGGTCAGCTTTAGCACCAGCTCTAGCTCTAACTATACGCTGCCACTGACCATCCACAAGCCTACCTGAAGCTATACCTGTTATAATTACTGCGGGGAGTGCGAGTACAGGATGCTTCTCAGAGATAGCTTCCCCCATCAAACCGAGCGGGTAGTCACCAGCAGCATTGAGTATACCAGAAAGTGCTGATTTACCTGCAACAGTGCCTATAGATTTAGACCCCAACGTAAGTGCACCTTTTCTCCACTGCGTGAAGACAGTAGCACCAGTAGCTACCTCAAAGGCAGCTAGCGGGTCAACCCAAGGGTTCTTCTCTATACCACCTTTCTCAAGAGCTACACTTAATCTCTCTCCTCTAAGAGCTTCTGTGAGTTCCTTCTTATCTCTAATGTGACCATACTTCTCTAATATAGGAGCTAAGTCCTCCCTTGTCTTCTTGTCTAGGTCTTTACTGCCAAGTACAAGACCTGCATAAAACTCATCTAGTTTATGTGCTTCTTCTGAGAATGTGGTTGGGGTAGTCGGAACTCCACGAGCATCCAAGGCTCTACGCCTTGAACGTACCCTCTGCTCCTGTGTAGTAAAAGGCTGCCCTTTCTTAATGGCAGCTTCCATGCGAGTGTAAGCATTTCTCTCTCGCATAAGGGTAAGCCTTCTCTCTTTAAGGTCAATACCCCCCACCTTTTGCTTCTCAAGAGCTACTTGCCCCTGTAGGTTCCTCTCAGTCTGAGCTTTCCTCTCCTTGATTAGACGCAGTCTATCCTTCTCTGGAGCTTCAAAGATGTCCTCGTGTGCCTTGTCATAGGTGTTAGACTCAAGGGTAGAGGAGGCAGGGTCGAGGCCCACCATCTCAAAGAACTCAGGACGACTAAAGTCATCACTGTATGTACTGTCGTAGAAACGATGTGCCAGTTCTACATTGTCCATATCAGCATACTCTGGATTCTGAATCTTAAACTCAGGTATTGAAAGAGGCATTTACTCTCCTATTGGTGTTCTTACTTTAAACGGGTCCGATTTATCTACTTGCTTCTGTGGTAATTGTTCTCTTGGAGCCACTCTACCGAGTAAGGCAACCGAGTCGTGTACAGCCTGTTCAACTTCAGTACTAACTTCTCCATAAATACCAACTAACTTCTGCATGATAGTCGAAGCAACGTTCTCTGTGGGAGTAATCTTAGATAAGTTTTCGTGTTCTATAGCGATAGACCAAAGTACATCATCACTTATCCCTTTGAACCTCTCCATATTTTTAAAGGTATTGTAGAAGAATGTAACATTCTTCTCTCTCTGCCCAGCAGTACCAAGCCTATCCTTCTTTTCCTTACCCTTCAAACTCTTAAGAGCTGCAGCAGACTGGTCTCTCTGCTGTACTCTGAACTGCTTCTCCTTAAGTAACTGTTGTTTCTGGTATTTAAACTTGGCGAGTTCCTTGTCGTTCTCCTTAACATCACCAGCTTTCTCGTTTAGATACTTCTCCATAGCACTATCCACCTGTGCTTCAGATTTCTCAAACTGCTTTATCTCATCTACAGCACCATTCTGTACCTCAGTCCAGTAAGCAGCAGACAGTTCTGGGTCACTCTGTATTGTCTCCATAAGAGTCTTAGCATCACCAGCTCTCATCCTCTCAGTACCGGGCACAGCTCTATCAATGAAACCCATCTCATCCGCTAGATTCTTCATCATAGCAGTACCACGAGTAGACTTGGAATAGTTACGCTCAAACTCATTCACGTCAAGCATTCTATTCTCTGCTTCAAATACTTGTCTATCTCGGTCTGCCTTATTTCTCTCTATGATAGAACTCTGAATAGTAGCTTGGGTTCCTGCACGAAGAGATTCAAGTCTAGCTTCTCGTTCTGGAGCCTCTAGTATTCTCTGGTCCTCTTCTCTCCTACGAGCAGTAATCTCTTCAGACAACCTACCCAATGCACCAGACTGTCCTATTGCTCTAAGCAGTGGCATAATCATTCCTCCTTATAAACTTACTTATTCCTCTGGTTATTGGTATCATTACCTTGAGGAAGTATTTACCTATAGTACTATCTGGGATACTAGGTTTTATCTGGTGGGCCATGTGATATGACCAACCTACACCAAACGGCCTAACTATCTGTGTGAATAACCATGACTTCTGCATAAGGTATACAACCTTGGAAGCCCACCACAAGTAGCCAATGAAGAGTTCATCATCAATATGTCTCATCTTATATATCTGTGCGTATCTAAGTATCTTCTTTGGTAGATATCCCTGTCGATTTAGTTCTGTACAGAGTACTGATTCAATACCAAGTACATCATCTAGGAACCAACCAGCAGCATAACCAATACCAGCACCTATAGCAGTTCCAACACCGGGAACAATAGAACCTGCAGCAGCTCCTAAACTAACAGCAGCACCTCTCTCATGTCCTGCTTCAGCAGCTAATGCAGCTCCAGCTAGACCAGCAATAGGAGCAGCAACACCCATCAAGCTAGTTGCAGTACCTGTACCAGTAGTACCTGCAACAGTAGCAGCAGCTTCTGGAGCTAAGGACATAGGTGCAGCAGCCGAAGTTACTCCAGCACCTACACCTGTTACTGCAGGAGCAGTACCAGCGACACCAGCAGCACCGGGAATAATACCCTTAAGTTTCTCATACACACTACCAGCACCAGTGAATAGTTTATCAGCAGCACTCACGCCCTCTACGTTTGGGGCTAAAGCGCTAATTCCTAGTCCAGCTATATCAACTGCACCGCTAACGGTAGCTGCCTCTCTAATATCTTCCGCTTGCTGTTCAGCTAAGTCTAATCTACGCTCCCCCTGTCTTATCTGTGCTTGTGTAGCTTCTGCTGCTCTCTGACTAGCTAACTGTGCTTCTATCTGTGAAGTCAGATAATCTCGTCTACGTATAGAAGGACGGCCTGTAACAGCAGCACTCTGTCTGGCTGTCCTCCTAAACCTCTCAAAGTCGAATGCCATAAGCCTCCTCCTAGTTAGTGTCCTGTCTCAGGACTTTATAGTTATACCCTACGAATAAAGGTTCAAACCCCACTGGTTCATTATTAGTCGTTATGGAGAACTCAGTGCTATGGAAAGTACCTCTGCCTCCTGTTGATTGCACACTCTCTAATATTCTATACCCAGACTTCTGTGAACTGAAAGAAGTAAGTGAGGTTCCTGTGGTTACTCCATCAGCATAATAAGTTACAGATATATTATTGGTACTTGTGGAAAGTGCTTTAGTTACTAGTTTAACATACCTTAGCTGGGTCTCTGTCATGATAGAATCTTCATGAAGAGGTTGGTCTCCTAGGCGAAAGGTGTAGGTGATATCATTACCATCCATATCATTCCCATTCTCTAACCTGTAAACTTTACCATCGTTCTCAGCACCATAGTTGTAATGATTGCCTATAGAATCTACCACAGGGATAGAACACTGTAGATATTCTCCAGTACCTCTATCTATCTCATACCAACGCTTTCTCCTAACATCATATACCCACTCCTTGTCTAAGGAACCTGCAGGAGAAGCATCCTTAGAAGAATACATCCAATGATACTCACCATTAATAAAGTCATAATCACCAACAGACTTATCTATATAATCTGTATCTATAGCGTATGAGTTATTCTGGTCAAATATATCATCAATATCTCCATGTATATCCTGTATAACAGAACCATCAAACAAATGTATACCATGACCAGACTGCCAGATAACAGAACTTCTACTGATAGAAGATAATTCTTCTGGACTGATATGAGATACTCTCATTGTAAGTGGTGCAACACATCCAATAACATCGGAAGCACGATACTGAATCCAATCGTCAGGGTGATTTCCTATAAGTAGCCAAGTCTCAGTAGCCTTACACATAACTAGAATATTATAGAGAGAGGAACCAAACTGTCTGTACAAACCTATACCAGCAATAAGTGGTTTATCATCCCCAAAGAATAATGTAGCACTATCGGAACCATTAAATACTGAGTTAGTATGCTCTGCTGATACCAGTGTTGTGTTTTGCTTACCTGAAATATTATCACATAAGAATAACCTATTCATAGCAAATACAGAGAATCTATACAGACCTATATTTGTAGGAGCAGGTATGCCTTTGATAGAATCTACATATATAGTAGCTGACATATTACTCAGTGGTTTAATACGATAGTAGTAATGAGGTATTCCTGTTAGATTCCTCTTAAATTCCAACTCCGAGGAAGGTGGATTCCAAGTAATAGTACCAGAAGTATTGAACGAGGTATTACCAGGATTGTTCTGTGTATTATCTACTAGATTATCCACCGCAGTCCAACCAGAACCAGTCCAATATTCTACTGTTACTATAGTCGATAGTGTATTTACATTATTGTCCCCAAAAGTAATATCTAATCCGGACAATTGTACAGGAGAGCCGGGTCTTATAGAATCTGTAGTAGCTAAACTAGACATGTCCATATAAGTTATAGCACTACCAGATACATAATCTGTAGCAAATATAGCAGTAGCATACTCTTCATAAGAAGAACCTCTATGGTAAATCATAGAAGTTAAATCTACTGTTTCACCACTTGGGATATCTTTAAGAGCTTGGAAATCTGTATCAAGGGTACATTGAGTAACTGTAGTTGTATTATCTATACCTGCAGTTGTCATTACCCTATACCAATATAGTGCTATACCTTGGTATTCTCTAGGTTCTGGTGTGTATAGTGTACTGGTAAAAGACATAGTACCTGTCTGTGCGAATGGAACACCTCCAGAAGCAGTACCATCAGACAAACCAGTTACTGCTAACCATCCCAATCCTCCACCACTATCTCCCCAATACCACAAGGACGTTGTAGCAACAGTTGTATTGGCTGTACCAACATAGAATTTTACTCCTTTAAGAGGTCTTGTAGAGCCTATATATATTTGTGTAAAAGCAGTTCCTTGTTTTATAGTTGCTACGTTAACAGAATCTGTAAGAGAATTAGTTATTACATCTTCATAATCATATACAAACGTATCCCCATCACCGTCATCATGATTTATAAATCCAGCACATCTACTCTCAGTACCGCCGTAAATATAAACACCATTTCCATTACAATATACCATTGTATCATCTGGTGCATAGGAGAATCTACCTATATTAACAGTAGAACCAGTTTCATTAAGTATAACACCAGTAAAATTACCTGTATTTGGTACTGCGGTAGAGTTGTAGTAAAGATTAGATACTGCTGGAGAATCTACAGTAGCAGTGTCCCATGCCTGAGCAAATATATACTCTTCCCCATTACCTTTAATAAACTGAAATAGATTCCTTATAAACTTATACGTTGTACTAGTTTCTGTAGAATTTATAACAGACATACCACTAATACTACGTATACCAGTATCCGTATACCTTAGATTAGTAAGGGTCTGGAAGTTGGGACCAATAGTAGCCGGGTCTACTGAAGTAACCAGTTTCCCTGTGAGTGGTATCTCTTTGCGTAGTAATCTTGATTCTGCCATTAGCGTTTCTTAAATGATACTCCAAATCTGCTTCTGTTAGTAGATGAGTTCTGGGTTGCGTTTACTCTGCGAAGTTGCTTCTCCCACTGTTGATGTAATACATCTCCTGTGTCCATCTCCCTATCCCTATACTTATACAGCCATGCAGCATACTTTATAAGGACGGGCAGAGAGTCCCTATGAATCTGGTATACACCATAGTCACTAAACACAGGGTCTGGTGACTTAATATAGTATAGTGTTATAGTCTCACTGCTTGTACTGGGTGGAGGAGAGAGTTTAATTTTGTGCCTTCCCTGCGGCTGTATAACATACGCATCTCCAGAAGTCCAATCATCATCAGTACCATTGAATAGTGCACATACCAGCACGGTTATAGAAGTCTTTGAAAGGACAACACCTGCACTTCCGTCTGTTGTATTGTGAACATAATCTCCGGCTTCTACATCAGAGAAGTCAGCACCTGTATCTGTTAACGTAGCCTCCCCACCTGACGCAGCCCCTGCTGAAGTAGTAGTACCAGATACACGGGTATCCTTAGTATCGTCAGGGATAATAGTAAAGTAAGAAGGTATAGATATTGAAGTAGTCTCATTATCAACAATTATCTCATCATAGTGTTTATAAGGTATAAAGTAATCGTTAGTTCCGTCGTTGTACTTAATAACAAAGTTATCATTATCATCATGTAGATATAGTTTAAGGAAGTCCGGTGTAAGACTATACTCTCCCGTATCCGCAACTGTAGTTACAGTCTGGGTAGACTTAAGAGAGTTTGTCCTAGCAACAAACTCCCTAGCAGCCTCCCATAGGAATTCGTAAGAGGTACGAGTATCTAGGAATGAGGAACCAGAAGTCTCATTCAATAGATTCCTCAAATTGTATATCATACTCGCTCCGTCCACTATTACCTCCTGTCTTTACGGAGACGTTCTGGATTAGTGTTCTCTCCAATACGTGCACCGATTATCTTATATATCTTGTTAGCACCATCCCTACTTACTTTACCACTGGTGATTCTAACATTACAAGCCCTTGCTAAATCAGGGTCCATCTTAATACAAGGTTGTTTATTCCTGCGGTGTTCCTCGTGGGGGTCAGCAAAACCATTTCTCATCTCATCACGAGTGAACAAGGACTCTGATATCCTACCACCAATCTCCTCGTGGGCCTTGGCCAACTTATCTTTAGCAGCAGAAGTTAGACTAGGCATTGACTCATTAATCTCGTCAAGTCTCTTCTTACTCCTACGTATATCTTCTATAAGCTGTCCCTTCTGGTCACCGGGAATAGCACCTACCTTAAGAGTACGTTCATTCCTAGCAATCTCTTCCTCAAGCTCTTCCTTCTGTCTAGGCAACATCCAAGCTGGAAGATAGGAAACTGGTTTGCCATCTCTGTCTCTGTCTACCTGACCGAAGAATTCTATCTTAGATTCCTCAGTTGATTCCTTTGTTACTGTCGGTTCTGTCTTTGGTGCAGCAATCTTCTTTGCTGTCTTAACCATAATTCACTCCAATATAGTTGGGATAGGTGGGGCAAAGCCCCACCATCCACAGTTAATTTAGGCTACGATTGAGCCGTAAATCCATCTCCAGTCCTTCCAACCAAACGCAACCCTGAAGTAAATAGCAGCCTTCATGATGTACGTGTCGAAATCGACAGTGTGCTGAGTCTCAGGAGTTATTCTGTTTAACCAGAGCAAATCCTTCTTCATAGCATCAAGGTCAACAAGGAACCAGTTGTTTGTATCATAGTCGTCCAGTCTAGGATAAGGGATTATCTTATACCTATTATAGGCAACGTTGATTTGATTAGCCGATGTGGTAGTCGGTTCGTAACCAGCCGGAGTTCCAACAATCTCCCGTGCCGTGTCTACGAGGTTCTCAGGACAGATAATAGCAAGATTCTCAGAGATTTCGATTCTCTCTGAAATATCATTTCTGAACTGCTTCATAGCCAAACGGGCAGCAGCGAGTGCTGTCTTGGAGAGTGCAGTTGTACCAGCGTTATCAAAGCCGGAAGCAGTACTAGTACCGGACTTCGTCGAGTGAGAGTCAGACACAAGTGCCACACCCTCTTCAGAGGTCATGAAGTCAAAGGCTGTAGAAGTAGAATAGGCGAAGGGACGAACCCCAAGCTTCTCCTGCGTTCTATGAGCAGCAGTGACAAGACCTTCAACACGACTGTCAAGTACTGAATACTTCTTATCGTCGATGAGCTTACGCTCGAACTGCAAACCTCCAGAGTACTCCTTCGGTTCAATCTTAGTGTGGTATCCCGGTGCAATGGACAGATACGAAATCTTACCATTGAACTCTGGAATATCAGGAACAGCTCCAACGCTGTAGTACTCTTCCCATGCAGAGTTTGTACTCTGAACATTATAAAGAGTAGGAATCATTGAAGACAGCTCCATCCACTTGTTCTCCTCAACAAGAGTCAACCTCTCATCAAGGAGTCTTACAAATTGAGAACTAGTAAGTGGACTAGCCATAATTTATCTCCTTTCTAATTGGTTAGGCTCTAACTGAGCTGAAGTGGTCACCATCAAAGCGGAACTCACAATATTCATTACCGGCGGTAGACAAGTCAAGTCTAACTACACTGATAGCGTAGTAGTTAAGTGACAAATCTGCACCAGAATTAATATAGTTACCTTCCGCACCTACCTGCATGTAGCTTTCACCCTGCGGTCTTAGAGGAACACGAACAACAATGTCACCAGAAGCAGCAGCATTCACCGTGGGTAAATCCCAAGTGAGAGCTGTCGTACTAGTGTCATCAGTTACCCTATAGGAACCCCTCGCAGCCCCATCCCTGAAATAGAGAGTGGAGAGGTTGGCGATACCTGTAGAAGTAGCAGCAGAAGTAGCCGTAGTCGTTGTAGGCGTTCCAGACAAGGCAGTAGCTGCCGGAGCAGTACCATAAGCAGCGTTAAAGATTTTACCTTTAAGAATCGTAGTAGAATCAATCAACGCAACCTCAACCATAGCCTGAAGGTCGCCCTTCGCCCAAGGTCCTTCTGTCATCACGTAATCCTCGTTACCAGCGGTAGAAGGGTCAGCATAGGTAATATACTCTGCTTTGTTCGTAGAATCAAAGAGAGGGGATTTCCTATTCGTACCAACTACCACACCAAACGGAACACTCTTAGTAGTAGTATCATTAACGCCAAGAGCAGTCGGGAGAGGTGAAACACCTTCATTACCAACTACTACAATCTGACCTACATAAAGAGTATCAGTATTGATAACAGGTGCCCATATCTTCTGTACGGGCCCATGTGCAATAGTAAACATATTTTAGGTCTCCTTTCTATTTATTTGGGGGCGGGTCATGGGATACCCCTCCAGTTTTTAGTACCACAAAATGGGCAACCTCCAATTATCAAACTGGCGTGAGCGTGTCTGACTCCTATTGGTTCTCCATCGGCACCAATCTCCATGAGCTTATGAGATATACCTATACCGCCTATCTTAAGATTCGGGCTATTTACAGCGTCATCTTGATAAGGGGCTTCAACTACACTCTCATGAGCTGTCCCTGCTCGACTGGTCGGACCACCTTCTGTGCTCCTTCCATCCTTGTTTATCATACCACAATTCCAACAAGTAAACCATATCCCCGCATCTTCACCACCACCTCTACGATGGTCACCTTTACGGTCGATACGTCTGCTGTCTTTGGGTATACGTGTATGTGGTTTATAATTACTTTGTGCCATTATTTAGTTAGGTAAGGCCTATCATCCCTCTTCAAAGCTCTGATAACATCCTCGTCCTTCATACCGCTTTCTTTAATAAAAGCAGCAGCTACCGGGTCAAGGTCTGGAACAGTAGTCTCTTCTGCGGGGTTAGTTGAACCTCCTGCGAGTTTGGTAGGAACCTTGGGATGCTTACCCTTAAGAGGATTCACACCCTTCTCTAGTCTACTAGTAAGTAGTTCTATCTGTGCATCCTTGAAGTTAATAGAAGCATCCTGAGAAGCATTACCAGTAGGTCTGGTGTTATACTTATTCTGCATAAGGTTGACTACAGCATCTACATCTTCATCAGACATATCCTTAGTAGCACTCTTTACAGTATTAATATAAGTATCGTCGTACTTCTTAGCATCTGCCTCTCTCTTGTCAGATTCATACTGGAGTAACTTCCTGACATCGCCAGCAGTTACAAGGTCACCTTCCTCCACCTCTGGAGCTTGTATAATAGTCTCCTGCGATTTAGGTCTCTGTGTTTCCAAGAAAGCATCCATTCTACTTAGAAACTCATCCTGCTTAGTTTCCATTGCAGATACTCTCCTACCCAGTTGAGACTTCTCTTTATGCTCCTCCTCCTCAGCCAGTCTTGCTTCTTCCTCTGCAGCTTCTCTTGCTGCAATCTCTTCCTCAGTTTCACTCCCGGTCTTCTCTAACTTTGCGGCCTCTTGCCTTGCAGCTTCCTCTTCAGCGGCTTTTGCTAGAGCTTCAGCGTTTGCGTCACTCTTGTTCCACCTCCTCTATAT